TGTTCGGAATGCTCCATGCTCGAATGCGATAGATGCGACGAGCTCATAACTTTAGATGAGGACATAACCGCGTCGGAAGTACTGGGTTATGATAACGCGGATCATTTCACCGATGGAGCATATAGAGTGCATGAAAAATGCTTAACTAAAAACGAGCGTAAATTGTACGAGCAGGTTTTAGAAAAATGAACAAGCGCCCTTCGGGGCGTTTTTTCTTGGGCTCGTGATAAATTCGAGCTCGTGTAATCACTTCTAAGCTATTTATATTACTATCCCCTATAGCTACTATCCCCGAATCTCGGCCCGAATCCCGAATTATCCCGACCCGACCCGACCCGAATCCTAGACAAAAGAAAGCCGGCCCGAATGGGCCGGCCGGTGGTCCAGGAAAATGTTAAAAAGCCTGGACCCGAAAAGCGCGCCTAGTGTCAACAACACGCGCTAATTCTTTATGATAAGTTAATGTTCGATAATTGCTACCGATTTCTTGCTATTGCTCGTGGTCCCCATGCATAGGCTACACTTAGCGCATGATGAAACGCGGCCGGCTTCTTTTGACGCCGGACAAGCTATCTCATTTGGGAGCAGCGTCGATTTTTCGGCGCGTACTCTGAAAGTACGAAAACCGGCTGCTTGATAATCTAGCGCTTGCTGCTTAGTATCGGCGCTGGCCATTACATACTTGGTCCATTTTTTACTGGCGCGTTTTACTTGGTGAGTGTAACCGGTGAATGATTCGGCTGCTTCAACTAGCGGCTTGAATACTTCACTTGGTACAGCGAGCGGATCACCATAAGATCCAATTCTTAGTTTCTTAGTTCGCTTATGATTGCGGATCATATCGGCGACTTGAGTCGGTGCCATTTTTTCATAGCGATCATATTTATACGCGCGCCACATACTAGTGACGGCCTTGCCTAATTGAACATAACACGTATTTTCATGGATAGGCCGACGGATACAATCACCACAAATTGAAGCGTCAAGGCCCATTTTAGCAGATTCTACCGGATGAATATCTCTAACCAGTATCCAGGTTTGGAACATATCGCCAGTTTTATCATTCTTAGATCTAGTCTTAAAACCGGATATTAAAACAACAATGTCCTTACCGTCTAACATCGACGGACCGTCATATATGATAAAAGTATTCTTATTAAACATTTTTTCTATCCTTTAACATTTAAGAGACTCTATTATATAGAATATGATATCCCATGTAAAGCGTTGATATATGTTTTTACATGGTATACAATATAATCTCATTAATTAAATGTTAGGTGATATATGAAAAAGACAATAACAAAAACATTTTACAGCGACCCGGGCCATGCCTGGCTAAAAGTAGATATTACGGACCTAGTAGATCTAGGACTAGAGCGATCTATTACGGCCTATTCTTACCGCCGCGGTAGCAGCGTATTTTTAGAAGAAGACCAGGATGCAACGGCCTTTATAAAAAGACATCAACAAAAATATCCTAATTATCAATTAAAATTTGATGATCGGCACACGGATCTAAGATCTAAAATTAGAAGCTATCCGCCATATATAGGATCATAGGAAAAAAACCCCGGCCGCGATCTGGCCGGGGACTACCTGGAGTCGTGGGTCCCAGGTCGAAAAGGGGAAGTGACCAATATACACCTACTACCAGCTAACTATCAAGACCCGAATTGCCCCGACCCGAATCATCAAGCCCCGAACCCGAACCCGACTGATCCCCGACCCCGACCCAAGAGCTCTCAATCATATACTTGCTTAGTCGTTCACGCGCAATAGATAACATCCGTGGTACAAGGTCCCCGAATCCCGACCCCGACCACAAACATGGGACGACGGGGCCCGAACCATTGCTCTTGATTCCATGGGTCATGAGGTTTTTGCCTTGGTCCCCGGCAAATAAATATAGGTTGTCGGCTTCGAGGGGGCGAACCAAGTAAAAATTAATCCCGCCCGCGCGATGATGCGCGTAATTCCAAGCATGTTGGAATGCAGACACCTTAACCGCGTTAGTTTTTGTTACTTTAAGCTCAACCCAAAAAGATATTCCCTCGGCGCACAGATATACGTCTGGAACGCCTCCTCCTGCTCTATTTTCAATCCGCTGAGACTGCCAGTGGCTCGGCAGTGATTCCTTTGGATTCTTCCACAGTAAGGCTTCTGGTTGGCTCATCGTCAATCTCCTCAAACTTGCCTTCGATAAAGGCTTCCGGGTGACTATTTCTTAGTTCGGCTAATCTCTTTTCAACATCTTCCCTAGACAATCCCTCGATAGAATGTAAATGGTTCTGTTCGCGTCTATCAATTGTTAGACCACCCAGGGCGCTTCTTATTTTTTCAGCGTTGACCGCTGCTGAAAACTGACCAGCCTCTTCAGCTCCATGACTCAATCTATCGAAGCGTTCCATCTGTCCAATGAGTGTTACACCAAATCGACGTTCCCGGTCTTCTCGAAGTTCATTGATGTATTCAATCAAGTGCGGAAACCGCTCACCTTTTAACAGCACACTAGCCTGGACGTTTGCGGAATCTGCCGCATAACCAGCTTGCCGGGCGCATTCAGCATTTGAGTGTCTGCCGTCAACAAACAACCTGGCGAATTCTTTTTGTCTTTGGGTTAGCTTCCTGCCGGATGCTTCTTCGATGTCACGAGCTCGTGATTCAATGGTCTTGCGAGTAGCCAATTCGTTCCTCCAGCTAAATGTGTTTATATAGGGGTCAAAATATATTTTTGCACTGAAAAAAGCAAATCCATGCGCGCGCTGGTCGGAAACTCGTTATTTGTCGCACTCTTCTGGGACGGTACAGATACCCTTGGGACGAGCCTTGGGACGAGGTCCGTGGACCTATGTCATTGTTTTATGTACCTTTTACCTAAAAAAAATACACACCGTCCCACTTTCGCACTTTTTTTGCCCCAAAAAAACTTTTTGAAACACGAAAAATATATTTGCCCCCCTATATAGGACAAACAATAAAAAAGTTTGCACATTTCCCATGATTCATGCTATACTTAAATCTCATTAAACAAATGTTAAAGGAATTAGAAATGGGATTACACGCAAATATTTATCGAGATGTTACAAGCAACACAACAAGCACTATCAAAGGATATTGTTTAACAAACGTCGAGGGTCCTTGTGACCCGTGCGAAGACTATCCCGCTGCGAAGCTGGAAAACCACGTTCGTGGAGCAGTAAGAATTGTCCCAGAAAAATTAGAAAACAAGTGGACCATGATGGGTGGCAACTACGCTGGAACGTGTGACAGCCGTTTTAGTAGAAAGATTGAATCGTTGCTTGGGCATGATTTCTATGGCGCAGTTGCTATTCACGACAGAGTCGAAGATTAAAAAACAATCAATCGGGGGCGTATGCCCCCTCAACCAGAAAGGAGAAAGATTGATGGAGATAATTAACTCAAGGGATTTAAATACTAACGGTACGCACTTTTTACAATCAGTTCGTGCCACGTACTGGGAGCTGGTCGAAGCTTTCGGTCATCCCACTTATGCTGACCCAAAATATCTTGACGACAAATTAAATGTCGAGTGGGTTCTGGAAATAGACGGTGTTGTCGCGACAATTTACGATTGGAAAATAGGCACGAAAGAATATTCTGAAAATACCCTTTGGAATATCGGCGGTCACGGTCAACGTGTTGCCTCAAAAATTATCGATATCCTAGAAAAACGCGAGGTGGCATAATGAGTAAACTAACGCATTCAAATCCGTACAGCCAAGACTGCTTGACTGACGAGCAAATTGAAAGGGGAAATATCGTGATTGAACCAAACTCTGAACTGCAATACGAGTACGAAGCTTTGCTGAAAAAATGCAGAAGCTTCTACGCCTCATACGACGAAGTGCCATTGCCTATGCAACGTGAGCTGTGTTTGCTGTTTGTGGCAAAAGATAAAGAAGAGTGGGAGGCATTCTTGTTTGAGCCCACGGACCTTGGTCCATTAGCCATCGACTTCGTGCTTGGTGATGAGAACCAAGAAAAGCTTCGAGCGGCGATGCGTGACAATCTGATGGAATATGCAGAAGAGCGTGTCAAAGAGATTGTTGATCGTGGTAACCCGGAGCCTGCCAGCCCAAACATTCGATACATTCGACCCTGGGAGTTAGACGATTGAAGTCGTTAAGGTTACGGACCAAGATTGTCGAATGGCCGATGGATCATATTGACGAAGAGCCGTTGTACCAAGCGATTGTGTACGATGTGGAGTGCGAGGAGCTCTTGGAAGAATCGATCCAACAGATCATGGATGATGAGATGTTATCAGAAGACTTCCAAGACAAGCACGTATTCATTTGTTTGGGGGAGGCGGCGGATAGTTATGATGAGGCTGGGCAGAACCTGAGATCACTTTTGAAGAGAATTATTAATAACTTAAAGAAGAGGGTATAGAGCAATGACCAATGACGATTACAAATTATTTCAAGAAGCCATTTTAGATCAAACTTTAGATTTAAGTTTGTGGCAGTTCCATCAACTGATGAAATTGTTTGAGAACAACGACAAAAGTTTTAAGAGGCATGAGTTCATCAAGCCACTGTTCGCGGAGACAGCGAAACAAAAGACGGCTAATCTTCGTCTGGTGTAAAGGGGTAGAGAAAAACCGGTTACATTAAAGTCCATGTATTCAATAGCCTCCTCTTCATCCCACTCATTGTCATCGACCAACACATCCACGCACTTCCAGTAATCGTAGGCCAGGGCTCGAAAGCCGCCGCACTGCTCAACCACACCAACTAAAGCTTTTTCAAACCCATCGGCTTCTAACAAAGCATCCTCACTCATTATCAACCTCCAAAGGGTCCAAACCATCAATCTTAACCATTCTGCGATAAACTAAAGACTTCTCCCTGGCTTCCTTGACTGACAGTTCCGGCCATGGACCAAGGCCCATGTCTCGGCGTCTGCCGTCAATTTGATAGCGAAAGATCCAACTTCCAGCACCGCTCGCGGCGACCAACAAGTATAGGTTCTTACCAAAACGATAACGTCCCGGTCCTTCGATGCGCGGGTTCAATGGAGTATGTCCTTTAGGATTGATTCCTCTGCCTTGAGTAAATCATCAAAAGTAATACCCACCTTACCGGTTTGAATAGCCAGGGTCAGTGTCAGAATTCTTGAGACAAGATAGTTGTACTCATTGACTCCGAGCATCTGCGTACCGTACTCAGTAGCAAGACGCAGCACGGTGATCACGATATCTTTTTCGTCTAAGTCCGTTTCATCAACCAGCTCAGACAACTTCGTGTAAAAGTTAGCGATAGTGTAGGGTCTAGGATCTACTTCTTCATTCATATCTGACTCCTGAGCGACGCATACATCGTCACAATGTCGGTATCGTTTGGTGATTGCTCCGCCAAATCAACCAAGAAGGCAATTTGTTGCGCGGGGCTCCGGTGATTGCGCTCGGCCAAGTCCCAAAGCTTTTCCCAAGTTAGGAACGGCACGGCGACGCTTTTATATTTTTTAGTGTCTGGCATGATAATCTCCTTTATTGTAGCCAGTTTTCTAACTGTTCGCCCAAAACTTTCAGGCTGATATCCATCTTTGACTTCAACGCTTTTGTGATCTGCTCGTCGATGGAGTTACGGCAGACAAAATCTATGTAGGTAACGCACTGACCTTCCTGACCCATGCGATGGATGCGCGACTCGGATTGCATCCTGGAGGACAAATCAAACGAGTTCGCGTAGTAAATAACTGTCTGACTAGCGGTCAATGTGATCCCATAGCCACCGGTCACCGGGTTTGATACAAAGAACCGCGCTTTGCCTTCTTGAAAATCGTCAATCGCGGCAACTCGTGCATCATTGTCCGTGTCCCCATAATAACTAACTGCCGCTCCCAAGCCGTAAACCTTGTTCAATTCGCGCGTAATGTTCTGGATGTCGTATCGAAAGCGAGAGAAGATAACGATCTTGCCGCTGATCTCGGCACAACACGACAACAACTCATTGAGCCGGTTGTTCTTTATCTCTATCAACTCGCCGGAATCAGACTTGGTATGCCCGGACAACACTTGCTGCATACGAATAAGCTGGGTCATCACATTGTTGGTTGTCATGAACTCGGCGTCTTCTAAATGTGCCACACAGTAATCTTTTAACTCCATGTAGATACGTCCCTGGTCCTCGGTCAACTCGATATCGCGCGTGATGTAATTCTTAGGAGGCAAGTCCAAGCACTCTTCCTTGGTCACTCGTGAACTGAATCCCTTCAATGTTTCACTTAACTCGTCCAGGTTCCGGTAGCCAACGACCATATTGAATGAATGGCCGCCCATGTTCTGTCGTTTGATGATGGCGTAATGATGTTGGAAATGATGGAACGACTTGCTGTACGCACCCAACAACTCATCGCCCAAAAACTTACACTGCGACCACAGGTCCATGGGCGATTGGGTCACGGGAAACCCGGACAGTATCCGCCGGTAGTGTGCAAGCTTGGCAAGTTTCAGCAGCGACTTAGTGCGCTTCGCAGTCGGACTCTTAATTGTTGTAGACTCATCGATCACGAGCATTGCCTTGTTAGCCTTCAACACCATCTCCAGATAGTTCAAGCCCTTCTTAGTAGACAATGACTCAATGTTCATCACCAGTATCTTTAGTTTGACTGATGACTCAGTAATTAAATC